GCTCTACACCTAACCAAGGTGGCTTTTAGCTTCCCTGCTCACAAGGCGGGGAAGTTCTAAAGCTACTTCATACGAGGGAATCATGGCCGGTCTTTGGGATGCGCTCAAGCAATACATCGGGGATGCTCTGCCCGGTGGCGCGCTTAATCCCGAGACTCAGCCGGTTGCAACGCAAGCCAATTACCTGTCGGGGATTCTTGACCCTGCATCGCAAGTGAGCCAAGACGCGCAGGCATGGCATAAGCGCACGCAGAACGGGCTGATGGATCAACTCGCAGGGCGCGACACGCCGGAGGCTGAACAGGCTTATCAGACCATGATGCAGGCAGCAGGAGTGGCTCCGGTGGGAATGACAAAATACGGTAGGAGATCGCAATCAACCGATTCCCCTTTCAATGACGTTGATTACGCGATATTCGCTGAAGCGAAGAACGGCCTTCGTAGCCTTCTTGATGAGCTTAAAACCTATGGCCCTGGTAAGTGGGCTGCGACCGATGCTTCGGCAACGCCTATAAATGAAATTCAAAAAGATATAGTCAGGGAAATAAGGCGGAGCGGTATTCATACAGATTATCAGACAACCGCCGCGAACCTTGCGCGAGAAGCTGATCCTAAAAGCATCGTCAATAGTGCCGGGGTTTGGGATAGCCCTGACCTTGCCAGTCTTATCTATGAAAAAGTGTTGGCCCCACAGGGTATCCGGTCGGTTAAAACTAGCGACGGTCTGATCGTTTTCGACAAAGGAATACCAAAGAAGGTCGGGCGTTGATCCTAAATAGTCGGCGCTGACAACACGGCAAATAAACAGGTGAACAAATGACCACAACCACTGCCGCCGTCATCATCGAAGACGCGCTCAAGGAGAATCTCATCATCTCCGAAGGCGAGACTCCCTCTGCTACGATGTACGCTGACGGCCTTCGCATGCTCAACCGGCTATGCGACACGCTATCGAATAACGATGATTTTGCGTACTACGCCTCGCAATATAGCATGGCGATGACGGGGCAAACGTCCTTCACCATCGGGCCGACCGGCGATCTGGTTCAAGCACGCCCGATCAAGATAGATACCGCTGTCGTCACTCGTTTGGGCATTACCTATCCGGTCAAGGTAATCGACAATCAGCGATACGACGACCTGACGCTGAAAACTCTCTCAGGGGCCAATACCGCCGCCATCTATTACGAAGGCACCTACCCTAACGGAACGGTCTATTGCTACCCCCTATCAACTGGATGCACCTTGCAAATGCGGGTGCTGAATCAGGTAAAGAACTTTGCCGCGACCACGACACAGATTGACATGCCGGAGGGCTACGAGGACTTCCTGATGCTCGGGCTGGCTATCCGCATGGCTCCAAGCTACGGCAGGCCGGTAAATCCGGACACGCGGACGGCGTACAAAGCCGCAAAAAAACTTGTGATGAACACGAATCAGGTAGTCCCAACGATGGAACTACCTAACGCGGTGATGGGCAAGTCTGGTTCGTCTTACGCCGCCTTTATGAGTGGCGAATGAGACTCCCAATCGCCTCCCCTCTGGTTAGCCGCGACGGTTCAGCCAACAAGGACGCACGCCTAACGAACATGCTCAAGGAAATGGACGGGAGCCGCGAGCTTGCGGTGGTTCGTCCTGGGCTTGTGCTTGACGCCGTAGCTTCTGGCGTTGGGAATGGATTGGTGGCGTTTGGCAATGATCTGATCGGCGTATATGGCACAACCGCTTATCTGATGAACCCGTTTAGCGTCATCAGTGGGGTAATGCCGACAGGTGGATCGCTTTGGGCCGCGCCAGCGTGGAACGGAACGGTGTATTGCAGCGTTGCTGCCTCCACTGCATACGCGGCCATATCGACAGACGGAAAGGGTTGGCGCAGAACATCGCTTCCCGCATCTCGGGGGTGGTGCGCGATTGAGTGGAATGGATCGGTATTTTGCGCGATTGCGGGAACGGTTGCGACGGACAAATGCGCGACTTCTCCGGACGGAATAACGTGGACTGAACAAACAATGTCATCTACTCACGCATGGAGCGAGATTGCGTGGGATGGCACGGCATTCTGTGCGACGGTTGCTGATTCCACGGTTGCCGCTGTATCTGCTGACGGAATCACATGGGCCGATGTAACGCTGCCGAGTGAATCGCATGGCGGAATCTGCTCCATAGATAACACGCTTCTGGTGTCGCCTAAGCGGTATCAAGCTTCTGACTTTGTAAGCATCTCGGCAGACCAAGGCGCTACATGGTCGCAGGTGGCTATCTCCGGATTGAACACCAACAACGGCTATAGCTTCGGGGTGTTTGGTAGCAGGGTTTTTCTGTTCCCGTCATCGTATAACGTCCAAACCCCGACAAGCAGCGCATTTGTGTCGAATGACTTTGGTTTTACATGGTCGGCAATGTCCATCCCTCCGGTAGATTACGTCTCAAAGGGGGCTGGGAATAGCTATAGATTCGTCACTACCGGATCGGTTGCCAGCAGCGCGCCTCCATTTTCTGTCGGCTTGACCACGACGAACGGAGAGACATGGGACACGTTTGATTTGCCGCTGACCAGCGTCTTAGGGACTCCAACGGATGATATTTGGAGCGGTGCAGGATCGGACGGGAACGGGTTTGCGCTGGTCACGTTTTCTTATGGTGGCGCGGCGTCAATCCCCGATCTGGTAACGATTGGCACCGTGTCAGGAACTCACTTTGACTTTGCACAGGGGCCATTGTGAGCCAGCTTTTCCTCAAGACCAAGACTACCGGCTACTACATGGTGCAGAAGGCGAATCAGTTCATCTATTCGCAACTGTTCTCGAATCCCGTATGGGTTCCGACAAGCTGCACGCTCACCAGCGGACAGACAGACCCGCTAGGCGGCACTGAAGCCTTCACCATGACGGCAACGGGAGCCAATGCAACATTGCTCCAATCTGTTGCCGTTACCGGCGCGCTGAACCGCGTTGTTTCGCTCTACATCAAGCGCAAGACAGGTGTGGGGAATATCTACATCGCCGTGGATAGCGGAACCTATGTGCTGAAGGCCATCACTGGTGCATGGGTGCGGTACGACACATATCTGACCGCCTCCGGAACAGTACAGGCGGGAATCAAGATTGCCACATCTGGCGATGAGGTCTATATCGCATGGGGCCAGTTTGAGGACGGAACTGTTCCGACTACCTACGCCACAAACACAGCGAACCGCTACACGCTGACGCAGATCACGGACGTTGATTACCCTGGCAACACGACTCGCGGCTGTGCATTTCTGGACGGTCGATTTTTCGTGATGACGCCGAACGGGGATATTTACCAATCGGCGCTAGAAGATGCTTCGTCATGGGGTGCGCTGGACTTCATAGGCTCACAGATTGAGCCTGACAGCGGAGTGTATCTGGCGAAGTTTCAGAACTACATCGCCGCATTCAAAGGGTGGTCGACAGAGTTTTTCTACGATGCCGCAAACGCTACTGGATCGATTCTGTCTCCTGTTCAGAATGCCGCGTTCAAAGTCGGATGTGCATCTGAGGATTCCGTGCAGGAAATGGCCGGAACAATCGTATGGATGGGGCAGACGCGGGATGGTTTCGGGCGGTCGATATTCCGGCTGAACGGTACGGCTCCGGACAAGATCAGCACCGACTCTATCGACAAGATTCTGAACGCGGATTCCCTTAATTCGGTGTATTCGTGGAATGCCAACGTAGGCAGTCACATGCTCTACGGTTTGACCTTGGTCAACTCCGGTGTGTCTCTGTGCTATGACTTCACGACTCAGCAATGGTCTTTCCTGACCTACCTTACTTCGTCGGGTGTAACGAAAACCATTACAGCGGTAACAGCAACAGGGGTGGTGACTTCTACCGCTCACGGCTATTCGGATGGCGACATTGTTCTAGTGTCTGGAACGATCTACTTTGACGGCTGGCACGTTGTAACCAGCGTCACGACGAATACATTCACCATTCAGGCCACAGGAACGGCATTCAGCGGTTCCGGATCTAGCGTCAAATACTCGGAATCGTGGTTCCCGATTCTCGCCTCGACCCGGGCGAATGGGGTTCAGTACATGCAGCACTACTCCAACGGCGATTTGTTCGTGATGAGTCAGACGGCCTATAAGGATCATGTCGGGGCCATTGCTGCCAGAGCCAGAAGCCCGAAATTTGACGGCGGGACTTCCAAGCCTAAAAGCATGTCCGAGGTTGAATTGGTGGGCGACAAGATTGATTCATCTGCCGTCATTCGCTACACAGACAACGACTTTGCCAGCTTTGCCGGTTTTCGTCAGGTTGATCTATCCGTAAATCGTTCGCGGATTAGCCGGCTCGGGCAATTCAGCCGCAGATCATTTGAAACGCTGCACGTCAAAGATGCGCTCTTGCGCCTTGAAGCACTAGAGATAGAGGTGGTCTAAATGTATAACCCCACAGACGAAGAACTCGCACGCGAAATCATCGGGCCAGGGCAAGTCATTACCCGCACGCCGGCTCAGATCGCTGCCTACCGCGCACAGATGCAGGGCGATCAACTGACCGGCAACGCCTTGCAATCGGCCATGTCTCGCGGCAACCCGTTTGCTGTGCCGACCTTCAACGCGGAAAACCGCTTCGACTCCGCGCTGACAGACTCAGGCAATCGCGTCAATGCGCTGCTGGACAATCCCGATTCGATTAGCCAATCCGCAGCCTACAAGTTCCGGCTTGGGCAGGGCATGGAAGCCTTGCAACGGTCCTTGGGCGCAAAGGGCTTGCTTAACTCGGGCAACCGCCTGACGGCCATGAACGACTACGCACAGGGCGAAGCATCGCAGGAGTACGGAAATCAGTTCAACCGTCTCCAATCCCTGTACCAGACGAATGCACAGGGTTGGCTTGGTGATAAGAACGCAAACGCCAACGAGTTTAACGCCAAGACCGGAGCTTACAACACCGCTCAACGGAACAACGATGCCGCGCAGCTTGGATGGGGTGAATTGAGCCTCAACAGTAAGAAACCCGGCATGAATCCGATTTACCGCTCAATCTCGCAGAGTGGCGGTGATCCCTTCAGCCCGAACTATGGGGTTTACTGACATGGCAAACCGGCTCGACTCCATGCTTACCGAAAAGCAACGGCTTGCAATGATGGCCGACATGCCTGAGAACTATATCCAGAACTCGGGAACTGGTGCCGTAACCAGCCTAGACGAATTTGCACCAAACGCCCTCATGCGCCAGATGCAGCCGGCGCTTGATTACAAGTCCGGTCCCGTCGAAATGGGTGGAATGAAAGGCTACCGGCTTGTTGATGATCCTTTCACCGTGTTGATGCAGAACGGGACAAAACTGAGCCTCGGGAATGACATGGAAGCGGGGATGAAGCGGGACAAAGAGCGGCTTGCGATAACCGCCGCACAACAGGACATTCAAAAGACCGCCGCAGAAACGCTGCTAAAACAGCAAGAACTGAAAGACAAGCAGAACCCGCAGAAGGTTGCTGGATTCACAAGCATGAAAGATGTTTTTGATGCAGAAAACAAGCTTGCTGATGACCACAAAGGGCAATCAAAAGACTTCATTGGAGTTCGTGACGCATACTCACGCCTAAACACAAGCCTTGATGCCGCAAACGCATCAGCGCCGGCAACTCTTGCGGCTGCAACTACGTTTATGAAGCTTCTTGATCCCGGCTCGGTGGTGCGCGAATCCGAGCTTGGGATGGCTCTCGCCGCAACCGGAACGCTTGATAGGGTTCAAAACACATGGCAACGAATGCAAAAAGGCCAGGTGCTGACCCCCATGCAGGTTGCTGAGTTCAAGTCGGTTGCTGAAAAACTGTATGGCGCGGCAGAGCAAAACCAAAAGGGACTTGATGAACACTACGCCACAAGAGCTAAAGCTTATGGGCTAGATCCGAACAAGGTGATTGGCGACTACTACATCAAGAAGCCGAAGGTAGCGCCTAAGCAACTTGGCGCATCTGGAAGCTTTGCTTCTGAGCAATCCATTCACCCCGCAGACATTCAAGCACTTTTGAAGCTGCACGGAGGATAAACGTGGCCGAACTAGACTCGCTTTATACGGCGCTGCGTAACGCTGACGCCGCAGGTGATGTGGAAGGCGCAAGGAAACTTGCAACGTATATCAATACGTTGTCCGCATCCCCTACTAAGGCTCCAGAGCAATCCATAGGCCGCACGCTTGGCCTTACCGCTCGCGCCGGAATAGAGGGCGTAGGTGACACGCTTGACACGCTTGCCTACCCTATCAGGTACGGCATCAACACCATATTCAACCCACCAAAGACCGGAAAAGAGGCTCTTGTAGGCAGCGCAAACGATCCGATAAAAGGCCACACAGGAACCGCTATTGCTGACCTTATTGGGTTGCCTTCCCCCGTTGGTACTGCTGAAAACCTTGGCTCTACTGGCGCAAGGACGATGGCCGGCGTTGCAACCTTTGGCGGCGGGGCTAAATCCATCAGCAATTTAATTGACGGTAATCTAGGAAATGCAGCAAAGTCTATATTCAACTTCAAACCAACGGCACCAACTGTTTCTAATAGCGTTGCTCCAGAGCTAACGGCAACGCTTGATTCAATGGCCGCAGCGCCTGCACAGCAACTCGCTGGCGGCGCTGCTGGTGGCATGGCAGGCGAATACACCAAAGAGCATGGCGGCGGTCCTGTGGCGCAGTTCTTGGCGTCTCTGGCTGGCGGCTTTACCGGAGCGGCTGGCGCTGCTTCTGTAGAGCGCGGTGCTAATCTGGCAAAGTCCATATTCTCTAACGCCACCAGGCCGGCGACCGACGAAACCGCGTTACGCATCAGCCTTGAGGGAATCCTAGATAATCAAGGGATGAAGTTGAGCGATCTTCCGCACCAAGTTCGCTCGCAGCTTATGGACGAAATGCGGCAGGCTCAAAAGGTCGGCGGTTCGGTTGATCCTGCGGTTATTGGTAGGCTTGCCGACTATGCCGCTGTTGGCGCAACACCTACACGCGGAACCGTGACACTTGACCCAATCCAGATTACCCGCGAACAGAACGCCGCGAAACTTGGCGCAAATAGCAGCAATGAAAGTTTACATGCGTTAGCAAACATCAAGAACACAAACAATGCCGCGCTGATAGAAAAGCTGAACAGCCTTGGCGCTAACGGCGCTTATGCGAACGATCCCTATGCGGCTGGAACAGCAGCTAGGGGGGCGGTTGAGGCGAGGGACGCAAGGGCAAAAGCGGTGGAAAACCTGCTTTATGGTCGCGCTAAAGATTCATCCGGAAGGTCTTTAGACCTAGACCGCGAAGCGTTCATTCTTGACGCATACAAAAGGCTTGCCGAAAACAATAAAGGCGCTTTTCTACCGTCAGACATTCAAGCATTGTTAGAGCAAATCCGCGCCGGCCAGATAAACATGGGCGGCGCAAGCCATCCGGTTCCGTTCAACGTCGATGTAATCGACAACTTAAAAACTGTTTTGGGGGCCGCTAGTCGCGGATCTGAAAATGGGAACGCAAGGGCGGCAATCGGGCATGTCAGAGACGCTTTAGAAAACACTCCGCTGAAGGCCGTTGGCAGAACTGTTGGCGGCGATCAAGCGGTAGACCCTGCGTTAATTGCTGGCGCACAAAGCAAAGCCAACACCATAAGCAAAGAAGCGATGGACGCTTTTGACAGGGCGCGCAAGTTTGCGCGTAGCCGCCGCCAGTGGCAAGAAAGTGCGCCAGGAATTGAGGGCGCGCTTGATGGCTACACGCCGGAAAACTTTGTCAAAGACTTTGTTCTATCAAAAAGCAATCGCGCAGGATTTGATGATGCCGCAACTCTACTGAAGACGGTCGGGAAAGACCCTAGAGCAAAAGAAGCCGTCAGGCAAGCTGTGCTTGGTCATCTGAAGCAAAAGGCCATTAAAGGCGAGGACGATGTTGGTATCTTCGGGAAAGGATTTGCCGACGAGCTTAGGAACATTGGCGACCGTAAGCTAGGGATGTTGTTTTCTCCGGAAGAACTGGCGCAGCTAAAAGCAATCGCTAGAGTTAGCCGGTATGACGTTGTTCAGCCGAGGGGGTCTGCTGTAAATAACTCAAACACAGCCGGCGCGATTGGTGGGATGTTGGAGATGGTAGGGAATAACGCTTTGGTGCAAATGATTCCAAAGGTTAATAAGGTTGCTCCGTACATAAACGCTAGGATTCAATCAAAAAGGGCGCTGTCTCCTCTTGGTGCGGCTTTGGTTGAACAGGCTAAAACACCTGTCGAGTCTTTGCCGCCCTCCGCTCTCGCCGCGCTTTTGTTGCAGCGGTAATCTTTTCACTAACCCAGAACCACAAAGCAATCCCGCAGGACGTTCCTAGTAGTATCGGAATGTTGCCGAAGTCGTAATCCATCAACCAAGCATAGCACAAGCCCCGCAAGGGGCTTTTTTATTGGGGTCACATGCCAAACCTAGCGCCGCCACCTCCGAGCAATGAGCCGATCCAAGACCGTTGGCTTTATCTGCTGTGGAAGCAGGTTACGACCATTGTTCCCGTTCCCGCTACCGCCTCGTCGCCTGGCACCGTTGGCGACATTGCTTTCGACTCGTCGCACCTCTACATCTGCATCGCAACCGATACCTGGATGCGAGTAGGTATCGCAACTTTCTAAGGAGTAACCATCATGGCCGATGCAGTAAAAGTAACCATCACCGATTCCGCGCAGAACATCACGGCGCACATGACCTGCATTAGCGACGGTACGGGCGAGACTGCCGTGCAGAAGATCGCTCGGGCCTCCTACGTTATCGAAGGCCGCACGATCCAGAAGTTCGGCCTTGTGTCTGTGCGCTGGTCGGTGCAGGGGTTTTCCTCGGTTCGCCTACTGTTTGATCACGCAACGGACGATGTGTGCATGGTGATGGCCGGCAACGGCTATGACGAGTTTGCGGACGGCTACGTCGACCCCAACACTTCCGGCGATGCGGTAACGGGAACCATTGGCGATGTGCTGCTGACTTCTGTTGGCGCGACTTCCGGCGCTACCTACGACATTACTGCGGTTTATCGGAAGATCGGATAATGGACCGCAAGCGGAGACTGATGGAGAACAATAACGGCTGGCCGTTGCGTAGCCAGCTATTCGACGGCGCACCGTTCCGCTTGCCCCTACTGAGCACAGCCGTTCCCGCGAGCGCCGCCACCGGCACCACAGCCACCTTCACCCGCGCCACCACAAAGACGTGGCAGAACAATGATGGCTATCTAGTCACAGGGCTTGCCGGGGAGATTGGCTTTCCGGGGGCGCGGAGGGTTAGGAATCTGCTGCCAAGTACCGAGGGGGCATTTTCTGGCTCTGGTTGGACACAAGCCGGAAGCATCGCTGTTACGTCGGGAGTATCTGATCCGCTTGGTGGTGTGACGGCATACACGCTGACGCAGAACGGGGCTACGTCTGCGGAGTTGTACACGACCACCGCTCCGACTTGCCCGACACCTATTGGTAGCGTGTGGATTCGCAGGCGCACCGGAACTGGAGGTGTTCTCCTGTATGCGGGAGCTTTCTACAAGGATATTGCGACGTCCCTCACGTCCAGTTGGCAGCAGCTAAAAACACTGGCAACTGATACGGGTACATCGAATGTTGGGTTTGAGATTCGGTTATTCACAAATGGCGATGCTGTTGATTTCTGGCATCCGATGCTCGAAGATCGTACTAGCACTACCGACAAGACTACGCCGAGCGAGTATGTGAGTGTTGGCGTTGAGTCTGCTCCTTACTACCACGGTTCCTGCGTCGATGGCGTCAAGTGCTTCGCCACTGACATCAACGGCGCACCGATTCCATCCACCACACTACTCGGCTACTCCGCAGAAGGCGCGAGGACGAATTACGCGCTATGGAACCGCAACCTTACAAACGTTGCTTGGACAAAGACAAGTTGCACGGCAGCATTAACGGCTACAGGCGCTGACAACGCAGCAAACTCGGCTAGCACTTTGACTGCAACAGCGGGGAACGCAACATGCTTGCAGTCAATTACTCGCGTATCGGCGCAACGTGTTACGGGATGCAAAATTAAGCGCCGCACCGGAACCGGAACAATCAACATGACGCAGGACAACGGGGTAACTTGGACTCCCGTTACTGTTACGTCAGCTTATACGAATGTTGCCATTCCTGCCGCGACAGCAGCAAACCCGATCATAGGATTTCAGATCGTTACAAACGGAGACGCTATTGATGTCGACTTTGTAATGCACGAAGAAGCCGCGTTTGTGTCAAGTTCAATCGCAACGACCACGATAGCGGTGGCGAGGAATGCTGATGTGCTCACCTACAGCGGCGGTGACATTCCGAACCTCAAGACGCTCTGTGCGACGTTCAAACGTGAGAGTGGGGTGGAGAGTGCTGGATGGGCTGTTGCGCTGTCGGATGGAACAATCAGTAACTACGAGTCGATCAGCGCAGCGAGTGCCACACAAGCAAGATTCCTTGGGGTGACGGGCGGGGTAACACAATGGGATGTGACTCCTTCCTACACAGCAGGAACAACTAGCAAGGCTGCGTTTTCAGCAGCAACCAACGACATCAAGATGGCGAAGGACGGCGTTGCCCAAACACAAGATACCAGCGCAACCGTGCCAACGGTGACGCAACTTAATGTAGGCCATATTGCAGGCATCTTACATTTTTCCGGCAACGTCGGCGGCATCTACGGTTGGACGCGCAACCTTTCTCAATCTGAACTGAATGCGATAACTGCGCTATGACATTCCACATCCAAATAGCAGAAGAACGGCGCACCGCCACAGAAACCCCGATGGGGGTGGATTACTCGCGCCTAGC